CATCCATCGAGAACGCGAAAGACGATTGATCGACGTCGCCACGCCTGAGGAGTTCAACCAGATCCCTTCCTGCTGCGGTCTTCATGTTCGGCTGAAATTCGTACCGGAGGCCCTGTTCGTCCTCCCAAACTCTTAGGGTGTTATTCTTCGTCCTCGCTACAATCTGGCTCGGGTCGTGATTGAAAAGCGCCCTGATGTCCGGAGCTTCGAGGGCGTCCTTGAACGCACCGGGAAGGATAACCTCCCGGAACCCCCACAACTCCTCGGACTCTTCGTTGAACCTTGCCGCGTAGCCGGAAACTACAGGTTCGGTGTCATTGTCGCGAAGCTCCAGCGTGGTGTTGATATATCTACGCTCCAGGTTCTGAGGCATTACTGTCATCCCCTCCTTCCTGTACCTGATTCGCTTCAGTGATCGGTACCATGTTTCCGTTTATCAGGTAGGCGTCGCCGCCTTCCTCAACCGGTATCGGGTTCATGTTCTCCAGCTCCCTGATGTCGTTTGCCGAGAGCCAGCCGTCATTGCGCCCTGTTTTATAGTATTGAGATCTGCTTTGGACATCGCCACGCAGGAGACCGTCGAGCACAAACTCCGCGTAGAAACGCTTTTTGCCTTCTGCGCTGAGTAACTGTCTCCTGATCTGCTGCTCCCAGTTTACTGCGCGCGGCCTGATGCAATCCTGGACATACTCAATCCCCTGGTGCTCGATGTTGTTGTTCGTCGAACGTTCAAGCGCCCCTATTTTGTGGGGCGGGACCCCGAAGAACCTCGCCACCTCTTCGACCTGATATTTCCTGGTCTCCAGGAACTGCGCGTTATCGTTTTGGATCGTCGTCTGATGGAACTTCAGACCCTGCTCAAGGAATAAAATCCTGTGCTGGTTGTTCAGCCCACCGTAATTCTCTTGAAACGTCCGCTTGAAATTCTCAAGTGCTTGCTCTGAAAGCTTCCCGGGCAACTCGACTATTCCCGACGCCACCGCCCCGCGACCAAAGAACCCTGCGCCGTACCCCTCTGCGGCAAGCGCCAGAGCGGCGATCTCGCGCGCATATCTGATAGGCGGATACCCAAACAAGCCGTCACCGAACCCACGGAGATGAAACATCTCGCTAGCCAGCAATGTCCGGGGCGTCCCGTTCGGGACGGAGATGTCATAGACCAGCAATTGATTGCTGTCATTGCGGCGTGGCCTGACGTAAACAGACGGGATAGGCCACAACTCTTTAACCCGCCCTGCCATATCGTAAACGATATTCGCGTAGGCGTTGCCGAAAAGCTCCAGCTGCCCCTGCATGACCTTCCGGAAATCAAAGCTGGTCATTTCCGGGTTCGGCTCGTACTGGAGCACGTCATACAGGTAATGGTCTCGCGCCCGTTCCTTTCCTCTCGGTTGTTTCCGCCTGTATGTCGGGAGCGGAAGCGACGCCAGGGTGTTGGAAATGAGATTTACGCAGGCGTAGACCGCCGAGACCTTGAGGAGGTCATCTTCCGTAACACGCAATCCCGACGCAGAAAGGTTCCCGCCGCCGAGAAAGTCCGAAAGCCATTGCGGTGGATTGCTTAGATTGCCAAGCGGGGAGGCACGTTTGTTGCGTAGTGATTTAACCCTGTTTTTGATCTGCTCCCATATCTGCACACATACACCCCCCTTAGATGGCGATGACACCCCTGGACTCGTAGGGACTCACTGGGTCTTCACGGTCCTGCAGCATCGCTGACAGGGCAATTATCAGCGCAACTGCCGGGTCAATCCGCTCGGTCGCCTTGTCCTTTGCCGGCTTGATATTCCCTGCCGGATCCTGCGTCACAACGAGATTATCCACCGCCCACGTCAGCACCGGGTTCCCGTTATGGCGAAGGATTTTGCCCAGCACTAAACGCTCAAACTCCTTGCACGCCGGCGACAGGGTCTTGTACCCCTGCCGAACCTCGTATACCGGAACACCTTCGGACTCCATGCCTATTGCCCACTGTGTCGCGTTCCATGGGTCGTAGCCAACCAGGCAGAGATTTGGAAACATCTCCTTCAAGTCGTATGCGATGAAATTCGCAATTCTGTCATAGTCAATGACGTTCCCGTCGGTCGCTGTGATATATCCGTCTCTTGCCCACGCGTCATATGGGACATTGTCCCGCCTGGCACGTTTCAAGATGTTCTCACCAGGCACCCAATTGAAACTCAGGACGTTCACTCGCCCCTCGGAATCCGGCTCAAAAACGACAGCGCAGGAGGAAATATCCGTCGTCGTCGAGAGGTCCACGCCCGCCCAGCATTTCAAACCAGACAGGTCTGCAGGGTCCACCGGGCCCTCGCAAGCTCGCCATGTATCGAGGTCGATCCATCGCGTTTCCTGCGTTGTCCATTGGTTGAGATACAGGCGCCGGAAAGTGTTTTGATATGCCGGTATCTCCTGCGCCTTTTTACACTCCTGGCGAAGGAAGTCCAGCTTGATCGAAACGCCGAGGTTTGGATTGGCTTTCTGCCACACCAGCTCGTCCGTCCAGTCATCCTCCGGGTCTGCAGCGTAAATGATAGGCAGAAAGGTCTCATCCTTGATCACGCCGTCTAGGATCTTCTCCGCATACTCGTGCTGCTCCCAGCAGATCGTGTTCCGGTCATGCCCGGCTGTTGTGATCGCGAGCATGAGAGGTTGTCTCCTGGCCCCCTGGGAGGTTTGCAGTACGTCCCAAAGCTCACGATTTCTCGCGACGTGTAGCTCGTCATAGATCACCGCATGGGCATTGAATCCGTGCTTGCTGTATGCCTCCGCGCTTATCGCGTGATAAAAGCTGTTCGTCTCATAGCACACGATCCGTTTGCTTGAGTCGAGGATCCGGAGATATTGCCGCAAGACCGGATCGGATCGAACCATCGTCGCCGCGGCATTGAATACCAATGATGCCTGGTCACGGTCAGCGGCGGCGCTGTAAACCTCCGCTCCCGGCTCCTCGTCACCGACCAAAAGCAATAGAGCCAGAGCCGCGGCTAGCTCGGTTTTTCCGTTTTTTCTCGGGACCTCCAGATATGCCGTCCGGTATTGCCGGAGTTTGTCATCTGGACGGACTCGGCCAAAGAGTTCCCGGATAAACTTCTTTTGCCATTGTTGCAGATTGAATGGTCGCCCGGCCCACTCGCCTTTTGTGTGCCGTAGGCGGGAGACAAACTCCACCGCCCAGTTGGCTTTTTTACGGCTAAACATTTATCCCATCCGCTTTTTCAGCCGTTTTTCAAAATCATCCTGCTTTTGCCCTGTAGGCATCTCCAGTCTTCCTCTTGCTGACGGCGTCAGCCCAAACTCGGCACAAAAGGCCCGGATCTGCTTCAGGCACTGGTTTGCGATCCCGACCTCGGCGTGTTGCTGGCTGTATACGTATTTCCTCCCATCGTTATCGACCTTTACCATCCTATAAACAGTCCCGTGCTTTTTTATGAATTCCTCGGCCTGTTTCCACTTCGCGTAACTCTGACAATACGCCGCAAGAGCGGTCCGATCAACCATCGTCAGAAGGCCGAGCCGGTTAAGCTCAGGCGCCACGCGCGCCCATTCCTGCTTCGCATCGTCCAGCAACCAGTCAGGACATTCCGGGAGAGACGGGTCCGGCTTCGGCTCGTTTTTTGGAAGAGGCCGCTTTGACGGGTTTCCCTCTAAGATCCTGAGTGCTGTTGGTTTTTTAGGCGGTCCTGGCATGGTTTGTCACCCCCCATGTTTAATCCTGCGAAAACTTGCGCGAGGGTCCGCGCCGTTGTTCGGAAGCGCCGGCCGGGAGGATTTTAACCCCCCTACCCCTTTCCATGCTTCCGGTTATGACATGCCCAGCACAAACTCTGCAGGTTCTCCCATTCCCACATGCTCCCGCCATCGGAAACTGCGACTATGTGGTCGACCAGCTCCGCCGGCGTTATTCGCCCTTCACGTTCACATTCTTCGCAAAGAGGATGTTGCTGTCTGTATAGTCTTGACACCCGTTTCCATTGACGTGAGTAATATTGTTTGTCACGTTCAGGCCGGCTGCGGTTATAGATCTCATTTGTTTTTCGGCGTTTTCGTTTTCTGTATTGTTCGCCCGGCTTTCTAGGCATAATATCACCTCGATGTTAGCGCTACTTACCAAGTATTCTATCATGCTTTAATTTGACTTGCAATTGTTTTTCTCTAAGCATAGATTCCACCTCATGGCGCACTTGCTTATAAGCCGTGAATGCTTCATAAGCCCGGTCTGTGCTCATCTCATTGGTCGTGGTTATGATCGTCATAGGCCCCATGCCTGTGCTTTGGTAGGCAGCGTAAGCATTGGCTATCTCATAAATTGAAAAACCGCGGTCTTTGTTTAGCTTTGTGGTTACCAAAAGCGAAATGACTAGTTCTTCTGTATAAAGCCCTACTCGACCGCTGTCGTAGGAATACATAACCGGTCCCGGAATGCACCGATGCACCCGCCATCTAGAAAGACTTCTTAACTGTGGCACTCTGGGATCTATTTCCTGAGCAATGCTTAAAGCTTCCTTTAGCGTGTAATATTGCTTCTCCATGTTTATTTCCCCTCCTCACTAAGCACCGAGCCATCGGCACGGTTAAAAACTTCTTCTGTGTCTATAGCTCCCGCCCTGAAAGCTCGCATCCGCCACACTTCCGGTGTCAAAAAAAGCCAAATAGTCGGATCTTCACCTTTAAGGTTTCCCGTCTCCCAGTCCTTGAAGAATTGCTCGATTGTCGCTTGGACTGACAATTTCGGATCGGCGTCTATGACGTCTTCGAAACTTGCAAATATCCGGTCCAACCCTTCAAGGATGTTTTCTTTCTCACTTGGACTTATTCCAGGATGCTCTTTCCCAGTTGCTTTTTTGTACTGGACAAAGAAGTTTTCCACAGCTTTCGACACCGATGCTCGCGCTTGCGTGAGCCCTTTTTTACTTTCTTTAGCTAGAAGCTCTCTAGTCCTATAGCCCTTTAGCCCTATAGCTGTTAGTGTCCGACACATGTGTCCGTTACTTGTGTCCGACATATGTGTCAACCACATGTGTCCTTCTTCTGTTGACTCAATGTTTACTTTTGAGCCGATTTTTACTTTGAGGACTTCAATTATCGGATCGAACCAAGCGGCGCGCTTTTTTAGGTTTTCTTCGTCTGCTTCTGCTAAACGGTCTTGAATGGCTTTGAATACCCCGAGCACGTCAGGCCAGATGTTAGAATCCGACGGCATTGGTTCGAGTTCATTTACAATGGCTGTTACGTAGGATTGATTGTTCACCCATTCGTGAAGCCATTTTTCTCTAACCCAGATAAGCATGGACTTCGTGTCCATCCGGATGCACCCTGCTTCTTCAAGTTCTTGCATCGCAGCCTCCACCTCGTCCGGTGGCTCGTGCATGATCGAAGCGATGACCATAGGGTGATACGGCCAAAAAATACCGCTTTTGACGTTCGTCCGTATGTCGCCATGCAAAAGTTCGGCCAGTATCAGCCGAGCGAGCCTCGACAACCCCATACGTGTAAGCCTGCCCCAAACGGTGGTTCGGATCGTGACGTAACGGCCTTTGTTTTGTTGTTTCGCTGCCATGTTCTTCCCCCTTTCGCGCCACAAAAAAGCAGGCGCCTTCATACACTTTGGGCACCTGCTACTTGCAATCTTTATGTGTTATGCTATAATATACATAGCGATAAATTCTTGCAGGTACCCATAACTGGCCGGGGCGGCAACCCCGGCTTCTTTTAAAATCCCACACTATTAATAGAATACCATTGCAATAGCAATCTGTCAAACACTACCTTAACTTTATTTGTCCAATGTTTTTCTGTTGCAAAGCAACGCTTCAATCACTACCGGAACGATGGACCCATCCTCTATCCATTCCCAAGGGGTCCTTATTATTCTCCACCCGAGCTTTGCCGCCTCATTGTATTTTTCTAAGTCCTTCAAAAACCCCGACGCTCGGTTGTGGCGGCCGTATTGCCACACACCGCCCTCGATCTCGACCGCCACTTTTTCGCTCAGAAATGCCACATCGAAACGCCACTTCCGCGTCGGATGGAAGCGGTATTCGATGCCGTACATGCAACCCGTTTGGTCGGAAATATTCTGAAGGATCGACTTTAGAAGCGCTTGCCGTTCCTGTTTGCAGGAAAGTCGCGTCATTGGCTTGCATCCTCGCCTTCAACATATTCTTTGATCCACCCAACTAACTTTTCAGTCATGCTTACTCCCTCCATAGCAGTCTGCGCCTTAAACTTCCGCAGAAGCTGCTCCGGGATTCTGAAGTTTATCAGTTTGTGTTTCATTTGATTCACCTCCTAACTTGACATAAAAAGCAGGGGCAAATACCCCTGCTCTATTACTCACACTACTGGACACCTGCCATTTTATTCTCCTCCCCAAAACTCAAATTTTCTTCAAGCCACTCCTCAAAAGCCGCCGGTTCGTCCCCGGCCTCAAGAAAATCATCCGGCAGGTCGGCGTCCGGAAATTCAGCATACCGGACACTTGCCGTTCCCGCGAGGTACTCGTCCAACATGTGGAGCATCTTCTCTTCCGGTACCCCTAACTTCTCCGCGTATTCCGCTACAAATTCTCTCGCTGTCATTTTTGGACCCTCCCTTTGTCTTGGTACCTATAATATATATCTTTCTATACATCTTGTCAAGCGTTTTCTTGCATGGATTTTGCATGGATAATGTATACTTGCACTAAAAACGACCTGCATGTTTGGAATTT